CTTAACGGCATGGGCAATATGCCTGTCTAACTCGTCATTAGTCCAGCGATAGTTTTCCTCATCCTCGTCGTGTAAATCGCGCCTGACTATGGTCCTCATCTCGGTTAGGTTCATAATGACTGCTCCTTTAGTTTCCTGACCTCAACTCTTTCCAGCTTGGTGCAGGGTAGTCCTTCGTCGTGTCGGCAGAGTTCTAAATCGCAGAAGGCTATTTCCTCGTTAACCTCACCCTCCCTAATGCTTACTGCTTTCTCAGAAAGGCTCTTGGCGTAATTCATCAGAGCTTGAGCATCAGCCTCATCATCAAACGACAAATCAAGACGAACTCTATACTTCATTACTGATACCTCCGTTTAGTAGCTAGATAGTTGCGCTGGATTTCCATAGGAGTTAAAGCCCGGTTGTAAATCCTGACTAAATCAATTACACCAGTGAACGGTCTATCACCAGTCGCATTGGCTGCCCCGAGAGTTAGCTTAAGCCCTGTTTGCCTAGTTCCTGCAAAGGTATCACTACCTGTTTCAACCGCATTAACCCATATTTTCGCATTATTTCCCTCTATTGTGGCGACAAGATGGGCCCACTCATCTATTGTTACACCAACAGTTGAGTCAGCTAAGCATTGGTCGTCACCTTCGCCTAGCCGAAAGCGAGGGGTATTATCAGGACCCATAATGTACAGGTTGTAAGGAGTGGTATAGTCGTTTCTACCTTGCTTAGTTCCCAGCACAGTGGTGTCACCACTACTAACCGTCTTCTTAGCCCAAGCTTCCAGAGTCAAATCTCCTGTGATACTACAGATGTTTGCATCGCCACCGCAATCCACATAGTCATCGCCGTCAAAGCTCCTACCTCTAGAGTTCCACAAAGCACCAGTAACAGTACACAGATGCCCGTAAGCATCTTTAGACATAAAGCAGGCACCATCCAATTGGTGAAGAGGCAGATATAAAACTAAGGATGGGTCCAGGATGAAGTCCTGCCCAGGTTTAAGAGCACATTTAGGGTCCTGCCAGTAAATGCCGGTTTTCATTCTATACTCCTTGTTACACCACTCTATAGACAACCCTGACATAGCTTGAGTTCTTGACCCTGGCTCTACCCTCATTTAGCTCGTTGCACTGGAGAATGAGGCGGACTTCAAAGGGGACATTCTGGAAATTGGCTTCAGGGGTGAAGTAACCGCTACGAGTGCGTGATTTATAGGTTGTGCCGATATCGGTTTCGGTAACGGCGGAATGTAGGTCCACCCAGGTGCCATCTTTGTTCCTTGCCTGCCACTTCCAGATGAGGTCAGTGGTGCCTGAAGAAACTGCCTTGAACTCAGCGGTGAGCCCAAATTCGACTAGGAGGATTTCTCCCTCAAGGACGGGGTTAATAAGCTTGCTGAGAACGGTAACATCGGTATCGGCAGCACCGGTGGTAACCTCAGAGGAATACTGAACGCCATCCTCTGTTAAAACTCCCGATACCAGGTGGTCTTCGAAATCGGTGAAGAATCCAGCCCGAACTGGGATTTCGTTAGGGGCGATAACAATTGCTTTCATAGTTTCTGCCATGATTTACCTCCTTGCTATGGGGAGCCCACACAGCCGAGGACCCCCCATGATTTACTTTAGTCAGTTACGCCAATTAGGGCGGCTGCTTTAACCGTTGAGAACAGAGCCAGAGATACGTACCACTTAATACGGGTTCTGGTGGCATCCCTAGCCTCCAGAGCACCGACAGGCTCAACGGTTAGGTGCCCGGGTGCGGTCAAGCCACATAGACCTCCCTCTCCGAACTGCATGGCGTAGATGGTAGAGCAGTCGCCACCGGTGGTAGCTGTCTCATAACCATCGGTAAGGGCGTGGGTATTGAGTATCCAGTCGTTAATGCCGATGGGAATACCATCCCAGAGCTGGACGAAGTTACCCCACTTATCACGGTCGGTCTCCATTATGCCTGAGCCGGCTGCTCTAACCAGAGCGTTGAGCTTTCTCCTGGAGCGGCGATTCATCAAGAGCATATCAGGCTTACCACCTTTTACAGTATCAATAAGCTCATCCAGCTTAGCCAGGGTGAGAGTAGCCCCAGTGCCACCCATAGTAATTACCTGGGAGCCAGCAGTAGTGGTATCAATTAGAAGTCTCAAACCCTTGAAATCTTTATCAGCAACCTCACCGCTGCCATAAATAAAGGTATCCTCGAACTCCTGTGTGATTGCCTTAGTGGTAAGCTCGACAACAGTAGCTTCTAAATCCTGCACATTAGAGCGGGTTGCCTTTAAGAAAGAATCAATATCGGCATTCTCTCCAAGAATTTTGAGTTCAGCGGTAACCTTTTCAAATGTAGGTGGGGTAGGTGTTGCCCACTCTTCATTAACATTGTACCAATTAGCTCCAGGTAGGGTCTTTTCTTGATTATAGATTAGACTGTTACCGACAATCTCAATGAACGGTAATCTCTGGAGAATAGGTGATTCCTTAACGATGGTCTCGATGACCCCGATTTTCAACATATCGTTGGATAGTTTAGATGCCTCCTCTAGTGTTATAGCCATTAGGTTTTACCTCCTATTGCGTAGTTTATTTTCTCCCGTGGGGACAGAGCTGATAGGTCGGGAGGTGTCCTGATTGGAGCTCCAGCAGGCACTTTGCCGGCAGTGATTTCAGCCTCTAGCTCCTGCCTTACTTTACTAATCAGAGTCGTTGCCTTCTCCAAGGACTCACTTATAGCCTCAATGGTGTCCCCAGTGATAAGCTCCTCAGGCACCTCGGGATTAGACTGAGTAACCAGGTCTTTGTAGCCGGCGACAGCTTCAGTCAGAGATTGGTTGATAGTGGCTAACTTTTCCTCTGATTCCGCCGCAGTTTGCTTCAGAGTAACCACCTCGCTATTCAAATTAGCTACCGTTTGTTCAAGCTCAATGATGCGGGTATTAGCCTTAGCTAACTCCTCATCTTTTTGAGCTACCAGGTTCTCAAGCTCGGCAATCCTATTCTCGCTCTGCCCCGGCTTCTCTACCCCAGGCGGATTCTGGTCTTCCACCCCGTTGCCAGATTGCGACTCTGGCGAGTTTAGTTCATCATCTGTCAACTTTTATCCTCCTTATTTTGCCCTTCTTTAGGGAAAGTCTATCTGTTAGCCTTCTAGCCTTCGCTTGCTGATAGACCCCGTCCACATCAGGGTGAAGATTTCTCAACGACTTCTACCTGAGGCTCCATAGCTCTCACTCTCGCTCGGCCTTAGTAGATTTGGCGTTAAGTTCCTTATTCATTCTGAGGATAGCTTTCCTTTCCTCAAGCCACTTATTAAACTCCGTCTCCGGGTCTTCAATCCCGAGCTCATCCATAGCCCTGCGTCTTGAGTGGATACCGCTCTGAACTAGCGACTGCTCATTAGAAACTAGCCTTGCTAAGTCGCGGGGTAGCACTGGATTCCAAACTACCCGCAAACGAATATCTCCAAAACTCTCATTCTGGTATTTCTCCAGTAGTTTGAGAACGAGGCTGTTTCTTTGGTTATAGACTGTTGTCCTGATGAGCCTTTTCCGTCTCACTTTCTGCAATAATGGTTGAAGTTCAATTTCAAGGGCTACCCCTGATAAATCCCTGGCGGTACCACCAAAAGCAGCTCTAGGCGATTCTGATACATCGTGCAGGATTCTATACAACAAATCGATATAGTTGATGTGGAGCCCAACACCGCCACCCTGCAATAGGTCAAGTAGATATGCCCTGGCATCCTCAGGTATATTCCACACTGCCCCCGGCCTAACAGCAATATCCTCAGATTCCTCTACATTTTCCAGGACAGCGATGGGATTGCCCGACAGCTCCAGTATCCTTGCTAGTTGGCTTACTGCTCGATTAAACTCTCGTTGCGGCTCAATAACCTGGGGTAAATCGGATATACCCCAGAATTTCTTTGGCTCTCTCAGATTGGGATACACAATAAAAGGGATAAAACCATAAGGATTAGGCTTTCTCTCTACCTGAATATTATCAAGCCAGAGCTCGAAGTCTTGAGCTGTCCATAACTCAACAATGTTAGCCGTCTTGCCTTTAGGTCTTACTTTATACAGGATTTCTACTTCGTCTGAGGTAAGGGTATATTTTGAGGCTAGTCTCCATAACCTTGAGGTGTCATCCCCCACCCACCAGGCATAGATACCTTGAATATCGGGAGCAGTAATCCTGACACTCTTTGTTTCCTGGTCCCAGATAACCTTATAACAAGCATCACCCAGGATGGCACAATCAATCTCGGTCTCAAAGTCAAGTTGCTCCAGGTTATTGGCCTGATATACCTGATATAGGACTGATTCTGCTCTTCGGGCTTTGGCTCTAGCCTCGTCCGAATCCTCTACAGCATCAGCAGCAAAGTGAACACCAGACATCAGATATGAGGTAACCTTATCTATAACCACCTTGGCGTAGTTGAAAGTCAGGCGTTTCTCACCTCGTTTTGCGTAGCCATCCCAGTGCTGACCATAATAGAAATCAAGAAGTTCTTTATACCTCTTGAGCCTGTCTGTATCACGGTGGGCTAACTGGGTAGGAATAAAGCCTTCATTCATTTTTTGTCACCTCTAACTTACCTTCTCTTTTTGTTCCCCTCTTCAAAGGGGAGGGTGAAGCAGGTAAAGAATTCTTTAATACTCTCTGCACCGTGCGTTGGCTGAGACCAAACATCAATGCTAGCTCCTTTACTTTCTTACCCTCAGTAGTGAATAGTTTTGCTATTTGCCTGTCCCGTTGCCTTTTCAGCCAGTGCTGCTTGCCCCCAGGCTCGTCATAAACACATTGTGTAAACGGGCAGTTAAGGCAAGAATCAGCAAACTCACAGCCCTCATCCCGGTAATGACAATATTCCGGTGGTAAATCCAGCTCATCCTGTTGTTCCTCATAAAAATCTTTGCTTTCCTCAGGTGTACTCTCATCCGCTTGCTCTAACTCCATAATCTACCTTCTAAAACTGACCTAAACAGTGTCCAGATTAGCACATATGTTCTATTACAGTCAACAGTATTTTGTCGCTTTTTGTCCTTTTGAAGGGATTAGTTTGTCTGGTGGCTCCCCCTCGCCCCCCGTGGCGAGTATTGTTTGGCGGCCTCAACCAGCAGGGCTAGGCTCATCAGGAAATCGTCGTGTCCCTGAGCCGGGTCAACATAGAAATTCATCGTTTGGCTGGGACGATACTGGCTCTTAGCCTGCTTCATCTCAAGCCAGAACTGTTGATATTCAGCCGAGTCATCCCCGGCATACATTTTCAGTCTGCCCGAGTTAATGGCAGCTAAAAGGGTAAAACCTAACTCCGACTTTGACCGCTGGGTGAAGGTGAACGGAGAAATTCTTGAGCCAAGCGAATGTCTGAGGAATGAGCTTACCGGTTGACCAATGCCGGTAGCATCAACCACTACCTTACGGCAGTGCCAGATATTTTTAAGGACATCAATCAATTGGGGATAGAGTTCAGCGTGTTTCCTGCCTGTCCACCAGTAATGCTCAACAACCCTGACCCCGGGCTGCTTCTGAGCATCATCGCCAATAGAAAAATCTAACTCGCCAATAGTAACTACGGTAGAATCCTGGCGAGGCTTCAGGGCTCTCAGGATTGCTCCTTCCTCTGTTTCAGCCTCCCCGGCTATGTCAATGCCAGCCACATAGACCCTACTCCGGTCAGGTTGGTGCTTTCTTACCTGCTCTCCCTGTAGCTGAGCCCTTTGCTGAGGGCTCAAGTAACCACCGCCACCATGTATGGGCAGGAGACAATATTGGGTTAAAAAGAGGGGGTGATTCTCCCCCAGACGCTCCCTCTCAGCCTCAGCATAGGCTAAATAATCAGGGTTATATTTTGCTACTTCCTGCCAATCATATCGGAAATGGCGCTTCACCCCGTCCCTTCTCTCTAGTTCAAG